ATGATCGCGCATCGCCGCCGCGTGCTGCTCAACGGCTCTGGACCATTGCGCCATGCGTAGCGTGTGCGTTTCCATGCCAGCGCGCCAGCTTTCCATGTCGCGTTCATGCGAGATGCAGGCGCGGTTGTAGCGTTCGCCTGCTACTTCGCGCGCCGTCTCGAGAAGGTCGAACAGCAGCGCATCATCAGGCACACGGCCAAGGCTTTCCGTGAGAACGCCAAGGTCATCGTAAGAGAACAGGTTTGTCATGGTGTCACCTTATGACGGGGTCACGGATGCGGATGCGTCAGCCACGTACCAAAGCGAGGCCGCTGCCGATCCTGACGAAATCATGATGCGGTTGTTCGTGGTGTCGTAGACCATCAGGCCGGCAACCTTGCCCGTGGTGTTCACAGCGTTTGCCACCGCTGCGATGTCGGCCGATGTGAAAGAACGCAGGACTACATCGCCTTCAGCCGTCACGAAGTCATGGCTCCCGAAGCGCATCCCGCCCGCACTGTTGAAGCGGCCCGTCTGCGAGCCGTTCATCCAGATTTCGGTTGGCGTGGTGAAGTCGTTTACCAGTCGGGGCGTGCCTGCTGCGTTCTGGAGCGTGACAGTTCGGTTGGTTCCGCCGCTGTCTTTCACCGTGACGGCGAAGCCCGACGTGCCAGACGTCGCTGCGCTCGACAAAGCAGTTGGGTATAGAAAGTTATCGCCCGTGAAGCGCGCGGCTACGGCGCCTGTATGCGTAACATTTAGCTGGCCCGTCATGGTGAGCCCGCCAGCAGTAATTGTCAGGCCGTTCGGCATGGCGCTGACGCCGTTGACCTCCGCGATGTGTCGGCCCGTGCCCTGAGCGGCTGCCCCTGCCGTTCCCGCATAGGTGGGCGTGAAGCTACCCTCTGTCCGCATCACGCCGATGCGGACGCTGTCAGCCGTTCCGGTGTGAACGTCGCCCGCCGAGTTCGTGACGCCGCGAAAGTCGAGATGATCGACAACGACATTGCAGCCCGTGTCGTTGACCCAGAAAGACGGGTTGCGGGCAAGGTTGCAGAGGATTGTGCCGCCTGCCGTCTCGTTCACCCCGACGTTGGCGTAGGTGTAAGCGTTGCCGCTTGAGCCGACACGGACAAGCTGAACCTGGCCGTTGAAGTCATTGGTTCCCGTGGCTCCTGCGATGACGAACGGATGCCCGCTGTCATAGGTGTTCAGCGGCTCGGCAAAGGTGATCGTGGCGACGTTGCCGGATCTGACAATTGACGTGACGGTGAAATATTCCAGGTCTGTCGGATGATAGGTGGCAGACCCAATCCAGCCGCGCGCACCCTCGGTGACAGCAAAGCCGGTAAAGCGCATCTTGGCGGAGCGCACCTGCCCCACCTTGAAGCCGAGGACGCACTGAAACTTTCCCGCGCGGCCCAGACTTCCGCTCTCGATGACTGACTGGACGTGCTGCTGTGTCGAGTCGTACCAGCCAGCGCCAAAGCCGGTTGACCGCTCAAGATAGAAGCTGCCGTAATTGGTCGGCCCCATCTCGCGAAACTGGAATGCGTTGATTGCCCCAGAGCCCGACTTGTAAGCCCAGAAATCATTGAGCCCGCGCGTGTCGAAGCAACCGAACATATTGAGGACGCCAGCAGTGGTGTTCCCGTCCATTGGTTCGGCGCCAGACATATTCTCGCCGCCGAGGTTGTCGAAATACATGCCGCTGCAGTAAAGCGCATAAGCGCCAAGACACCACGTATCACTGGTGTTGGCCGATCCATCAAAGATGATGCCCGAACAGCCGCCGCCGACATTGGGAATGATTTCAACAATCGTGTAGGTGTCAGACGTGGCAACCGCGAACTCCAGCGGTTCGCTCAAGGTCACGACCAGCGAGTTGATTTCCTCAATGCGGACGAGCTGCGTGTACTTGCCCAGCGTGATAGGAGCGACCGGCGTCTTCTGGATGCGGAGGATATCGCCAACCGCAAGGCTGGTGACGGACGACAGCGAGATGGTTTCCGCCCCGCTCGCAGCGTTGGCTGACAGTGTGTAGCTTGATCCTGTCGAGCCGCGCCAATCGAGAAGCGCTTGCACCGCGCCCGCAACTGGCATCTTAAAGCGGGTATAGTTCGGAATGCCGACGATGTAGTTCCCGGCAGCTATCCCGTCCGGATAACCGGTGAACGCGTATTCCTCACGGCCCGTGGCGTAGATGATGCCGCCGCCTGCCGCAAACGCCGCGCCATCAGCAGCGTTGAGCGCGGCTTCCCAGGTCGTGACGTAATAGTCGTCAAGGTAGAATTGAGGGAGCGACTTGCTAAGATGCGTCTCCCATTTGCTGCCAAGCAAAAGAGCATTATTGTCTAGGCTGTAGGTGACGGAAAACAGCGTGGTTGCATCGTCGCTCGTCTTGGCGACAAGGTCATAGGACAGCGCGGGGTCGAGATAGCGCACCACCGCGCCGAGGCTGTTGCAGATTGTGGGGTTGGCGGCCGGCGTCGTGATCGCCTCGTCCGTGTAGAACGTTTGCGGCGTGCTTGTGCCTTTGATGTACGCATAGAGCTTCGCCCCTGATGCGGGCGCCACGCCGTTAGAGGCGAACAGCGCGGGGACAAGGACGGGCGTTCCAGCCATTGCTCAGGCTCCAATGCGAAAAACCCCGCGCGAAGCGGGGCCGGGTCGTTTGTGGTGGGGGTGGGGAAAACGTGTTAGCTTGCGCGCCTGATTTGGAGGCGGGGGCGTATGGGACTTATCGGACTGGGCTTGCTGCTTTTCGGGCTATACTGGGGGCTTGGCGTATGGCCGTTCGCTTTCTGCCTAGTGGGCATCGTCCTGCTTGTAGGGGAAGACTATAACCGCCGTCGCTAGTCGTTGTTGCGCGGGGCCAGTGCGTTTGCGGGCGGTGTCGTTGGCGTTCCAACATTGAGCGCATTGCGTGGGGGGCGGTTGCCGTAGATGCGGGCCAAGTTCTCGTCTGTCGCGCCGCCGTAGAGCATTTCAGCAATGCGGTTGCGCTGGTCCTGCGTGTAGGCGCCAGAGCGGGACAGCATGGCCAGGCCAGCTTCCAGCGGGTTGCGCACCGCACGGAATGCGTCAGCAGCCACCGCGCCCATGCCACGGTCGGCCATTCCGGCTTGCGAGGTCGCGGAGCCAAAATCGGGGTCGCGGCGCTGTGCGTTCTTCAGGATGGTCTGGTCAGCACGGATGCGGGCAACGAGATTGTCAGCCGTTTCGCGATCAAACACCGCGC